TCGCCAGGTAAGGCAGGTTCAGCATTTGAATCCCGTCCTGATCAGAGTAGGTCGGGCTGCCGATGTCGGACTGAGCGGTCGTGAACGTCACGATGTTGCCGCCGGTTGCGCCGTGCTGGAAGGTGATGCTGCCAGTCGTTGAACCGTTGGCGATCGTGAAAAAGTCCTTGGTGGCGATGGTGGGCGCCTCGATCACAGCTGTGCCGCTGGGGGCGCGGTTGGTAATCAGAACCTCTTTGTTGCAGCCCACCAGCTCGCGGTAGATCACTTCATTGGCGACCTCAAAGCTCAGGCTCTGCAGACAGCCGCTGTAGCTGAAGATCGAGAAGTTCGACGTGTTGCCGTTCTTGAAGATCAGCGGTGCCGCCTGGTTGGCGTAGGTGGGCGTAGGCAGTGCCGTATCGGTGGGGGCGTTGTAGATACCCGTCATGGTGAAGCTGATCACCGGGATCTGGCCCACCTCAGCGTTGACGCTGAAGCTACCGCGGCAGCCAGTCAGCTTGTGGCGGATGCCATCGTTGTGGAAGTAGATCGTGCAGCTGCTGAAGCTGGCGCTCACCGGCGCATAGGTGACGCTGGTGGTGGCCACCACAGTCTCAGAAAGGCCGCAAGCCTTCAGCACAGGGCCATAAGCAGGAGCGGTCCCAGCAGTGCCGGAGCCGGCCAGCTCAACCTCAAACGTCAGCTCGACGCGGGTGTTGGCGAGCAGCTGATCGCTGTTGCCCAGATAGGGACGGATCAGGTCGCGGCTGACAACATCAGCCTGCAATGGGGTCACTTCAAGGTTGCGCACCAAGATCGCATCAGACGATCCGGTTGGCGTCGGATCGGTCCCGTAGGTGCTTTCAATCTTCGCCAGGATCAGGCGTTTGCGACTCAGGAGCGGCATTGCTCTCTACCTCGTCAGGTTGGGAGGGTTGGGCCGGCTCTGTCCGCTCGATGAGCTTTCGCTTGCCGGTTTTTGGGTTTAGGAGGTAAGTGCCTCCGTGCCCGTGGTAGTCATCCACCATCGTAGCCATCACGCTGTTGCGAGGTTAGCGTTAGCGGTTCGATAGCGGATTAGGTAATCGCAGCTGATCACGCCAGCTGGCTGGTCCGCCTCGACCAGTTCAAAGTTCACACTCTGCGGCCTGATGTCCATTGCAACGCCGCCCAACGTCAGATCTGCCATCAGCTTGCTGTGCAGGCTTTCGACAATCGGATCGGCCAGCTGATCTGGAATTGCGCCGCGCACGATCACGCTCACCCGCACCGTCAGGCTCCAGTCCAGCGTCGGCAGGCTGGTGTTCTGCTCGGCGGTGTCGTTCACCGGCTCGATCACAATCGCAGGGCTTTCAGCCCGTGCCATTGGTTCCACCCTGCTGCGATAGATCCGCGTGCTGACGCCGGTGGTGTTGGTCAGCGCTGTGCGCACTGCAGCCAGGATCGTTTCGCGCCTGGTTGTCATGCTGATGCCACCTGAGCCACTGTGCAGATAATGCCGGGGATTGCTGGGTGCGTGGCCCCAGATGGCTCAGCGTGAATGTAGGCAGCCAAGCTGGTCGTGGCCCACATCAGCTCGAGATAGTCAGATCCGGCCAGTGGCAGCACATAGTTCACTGTGCCAATCACATTCCCGTCGATGCTGCCATGTCGCGCGATCACGCTGAAGCGGCTATCAGTATCTGGAACGTCACCGCTGGTTCCGCTGTCGTTCTTCCGCAGCCAGACGTTCACGTCGTGAATCGAGCTATTGCTGTTGCTGAATTGGATCGAAAAAGTCAGGCTATAAATGCCCGGATGCGCCACTGTAATCCGGCCAGACGACGCGATAGAAACGCCACGGCTGTTGGAGTCACCAGCGCGCAGCAAGATCGCTTGCGGGGTGTTGATCGCAGCCGCTATCTGAGAGGTCGAATCCCAGAATGATCCCCAGTAGCCAGGGCAGCCGTGATACGGCAGGTCATTCCAGCTCTGCTTTCCGTTGCCGATCTTCAAATTGCCGGTGTCCTTCTCCTGTCCAAGCTCGCCAAGAAGGAGGCGCGGGTTCTGCGCCGCCCAAGCAGCTCTGGTGTTCACCTTGATGGGGCTGCTCATGTCCTTTGCAATCCAATTTCGACAAAGGCGCCGTCATCAATCAGGCGCGTCTCGCGGCGGGTCGTCATGGTTGCAGGCTAGCGGCGTGAGTGGCGATGGTCGCTGGCAATTCCGTGAGATCAGATGAAGATTAGCACTCGACGGCGGGCTGATTTATTCACGTTGGCAGCTTGTCCTGTCACCAAAAAGCCAGCGGATGCGCTCGTCAGCAGACGTTGAGTCTTGCAAGTGGCCTGATGGCCAGTCAAAGCAAACCCAGTCGGATCACTGGTCAGCTTGCGCCCGTAGCCAAAGCCAGCGGCTTGTCCGGTAACGATCAATGCCCCAGCAGCCGCGTCAAACGGCAACCGTTGGCGGATTAGTTCAGCAGGATTTCCGGTCACTACCAAGCTGCCTGCAGCACTAGGCAGCAGCACCGCGCGGCGCAAGTTGACTGGTTGACCTGTCGCCGCGTAGCCGCCTGCGGCAGCGTTCAACGTGAGAGCCGTAGGGATGCTTTCGCTTAGCGTTGCCGCTTGCCCAGTGACCGCAACAGCGCCAGCAGCGCTTGGCAAATACTTTTGCCCTTGAAGCCCGGCCGATTGACCGACGGCAGTGAACGCACCAACACCACCGCCTAGTAGTCGAGTGGCAGCAAAACCCGCAGTTTGGCCAGTGGCATTGAACGCACCCACAGCGCCAGCCACCTGCCGGGCCATTCGCAAGTCCGCAACCTGCCCCGTCAGCAGACAGCTGCCAGCAGCGCCGGGCAACGTGTAATTGTTTGCTGCCGCGCCCTTGGTAAGTGTGGCGTTTTGCCCGCTCAGCGCATAGCTGCCAGCATCACAACCAAGAGATAAAGAAGCGTCTCGCAGCTCAACCGTGACTGAGCGCCAGCCGCTGCTTGCATTGACCGTGACGGTCTGCGCACTCCAACTGGAAACCGTGCCGTTGGTGTCATGACCTGCCGCTTCCGTGCCACTGCTGACACGGTTGGTCATGCCGCTTGGGGCCTGCTCAACATTGGTAGCCGACCGATGACCTGCTACTCCAACAATCCAGCTAGTGCTGTCGGTCCGGTTTAGCGTTAGCGCCGGATAGCTGATGACGTTTGTTGTGTTATTGGCAGCAGCTGATGCGCCAATGTTTTTTGTGCCGCGATAGACAAGGCAAAAAATCTCAGTAGCAGTTGTCCACGTGCCGCTAGTTGTATTGCTCCCAGTCGCTACGGCATAGCGAAAGTTGATACTATTGAAACTTGATCCGCCAAAATTGATACTGATCCAAGTTGGAACAGTACCGCCAGCGGTTGGTGTTGTGATTGAAGTCGCGCTGCCATCTTTATAGGCAAACAGCAGAATTAAGTCCCCACTTTGGTGGGTAGGTATCGTGACTGTTGCTCCGGTGTTGCCTTGCGCGCCAACGAAGGAGATGGTCATGATCTACCTCCTTCGTTGGTGTTATCAGGCGATGGTCAAGACGCCAGTTGATGCGTCAAAATCCACGGTGAAGGTCTCACCAGCGTTGAGTGTGACCGCGCTGCCGTAGTCCCACCAACCAATCAGTTCGTCGTTGGCTGCAGTGTCGTTGTACAGCACCGCATACTGAAACGGGCCAATGCTGCCGCCGCTTGCCGTCCAAGTTGCAGGATCAGCCAGCACTAGCTTGTATGTGCCGCTGGTCTGTGAACTGCTGCTGATGGTGGCTTGATTTCCGCCAGCTGTGTAACCATTGCCGGCGCTGATCTCTGCAAGATCAGCTTTTACCAAATCGGCCGAAGCACTTGGCGTCGCGTTGCTTAAGTACACCTTCAAGGTGTCGCTGCCAAGGTTGTGGACCTTCTCGGCCAGTGCCTCGACGAACGAGTTGAACTTGTTGAACGCGGCCATGGCTTGATCTCCTGTAGGTTCAGGCTAGCTCAGTCGTCAGATCTCAACGCTGACGTTCAACTCCGTCACGCTGCCGCTCACGGCAGTGACTTCCAGCCAGACGTATCGTCCGGCGCCGATTGGCTGGTTGATAATTGCCACCGCTTCGCCGGTCGTCGTGTTTGTGATGGCTTCGCTGACAGTGACCGCCGTGCCAGCCGTACTGCGATCTGGATCTGATTTGATCACCAACGTCACGCTCGGACTGTTGCCACGCACCACTGCCGTGACTGCGCTGATGGTCGTCGAAACAGCCGTGCGGAACAGCGTGAAATTATCGCCTGCCACGGGGTTGGCGATCGTAATGCTCTTGGGTGCGCCAGCGTCCACCCATTCGGTGCCGTTGTAGGTCAGCTGATCGCCAGCTGCGGCTCCAGTCACATCCACATCGGTCAGATCCGACAGGCCGAACACGCGCGGATCTTGGCCAGGTGCGCTGCTTTCAGGTGCCACACGCTGCAAACCAATCTCCACAAACGCGCCATCGTCCAGCTGCCGCGTTTCGCGCACGCTGTAGTTGACGCCGCCTACGGTGATCGCCGCGCCATAGAGCAGGCCACCGAAATCGGACGCGCGGGCCGTCAGCGTGTAGTCAGTGCTCAGCACCATCTCACCCGCCAGCACCTGCGTGGGCATGTCCAGAATCCCCAATGCCGAAATGGCGCCAGCCGTGCAGCTGACGCCAAAGTCGTCGAGGAACAAATTTAGATCCTCGGTGATCGCCATCAGCCGTACTTTTTCAGGCCGTAGCCAAAGCAGGTAACGGCGCTGGAGGCGGTGCCTGTCTCAGCGGTGCAGCTCAGGCGCACATAGCGCTTCAGCTCATCGCGGTTCAGGGTCTTCACTTCTTTGTAGGCAGCGTTGCCAATAGCCGTGAAAGTTCCGCCAGTAACAGCCGTAAAGGTGCTGTTGTCGTCCGACTCCTCGATGCGGAAGGTCAGATCCGCGCCTGCACCAGCAGCAGTGCCGGACAGGATCACCTGAATGTCGCCGTCGTAGTCGAGCAGGTCAACACCAGTCTGGTTACCGGTGGCGGTGATGGTTGTAGTAGCCAGCAGCGTGAAGTGCTGCAGCTTCTCAAGGGTTTGCTGAAAGATTGCCATCGGTGTTCACCTTTGTGCGGGGTTTGCGTTTGGGAGCCACTGCAGGCTCGGACTTGATCACTGCCGCCACCGTAGCGGCGACTGCTTTGCCAATCCCGATCAGCAGGCGCGCGTCAGCAGCTGATGCCACCAACGTCTCACCAGCTCTTACAAGCTGGCCACCCACCATCGTGGTCCTCAAAATTTCAATCTCCATGGCTAAAAGGGCGGCCGTTAAGCCGCCCTAGCTCCATCAGAGGGTGTTGTTGCCGCGGCAGAAGCCCTCGGGATGACGGACGGCGAAGTCCACATCCTGCAGAGCAACCACGCGCACAGTGCCGCTGGTGCTGTGGGTGTAGGGATCCACGGTCAGATCCAGACCAGACCACATGCCCATGATCAGCTGGCTCCACACGGCAAAGAAGATGTCGTTGGTAGCCACCTGGTTGGACACCACGGCGTTGTAGCCATTGACGGTGCCGCCGGGCTCGAACACATAGGCGCCGGTGTCGGTGCCCTTGTCCTTGGTCTTCAGAGCGCCGCGCATGGAGGCGTTCATCAGATAGGACATTGCGCCGATGTCGGCGTTGTCGGCAGCGATCAGGCTCTCCATGTCCACCACCTCGGCGTAGGTCGGGGTGTTGGCAGCAAAGTCCTTGGTGTTGATGCCGGTGGTCAGCTTGATGCCGAGGGGCTGGTTGCTGTTGCCCAGGCCGTAGAGACCAACGCGGTCGATCTCAAGTGCCAGCACGGTGGCGAGATCCTGGCGGATCATCTGCTCAACGTCGATGCTGGACTGCAGCATCAGGCGACGGCTGTAGTCGGTGAAAGCACCCACAGTCTTGGGCGACATGTTCACCTGATCCACAGTCTGATTGCTCTCGGTGGGAGAGCCAGACTCAGCCACCCAATAGGCGGTAGCAGCGCCGGTTTGGCGGGGGATCGCCACGTTGCCGGACAGGCCAGTCAGCGAGGTGACGCCCAAACCAGCAAGGGCGGAGCGGTTGCGCAGCAGCTCGATGAAGGAGCCGGGGCGGAAGTCAGTGCCGACCAGATCGCCAGCAGCCGAAGCAGTGCCAACGGTCAGATCACGGCGAAGCACCTCGTTGGGCACCATGATGCCCTGCGCGGTCTTGCCAGCCTTGGCAGCAGCGGCCTCAGAGCACTCACGCTCGAAAGCAGCGGCTTCCCACAGCTTGCGATCCTGAGGGTTGGCCAGTGCGTTGATTGCACGCTGGAAGGAGAAGCTGCGCACTTCCTTCTCGGTCATGCCGATGTCGGAAGCTTTCTCGGCCACAGGCTCAACCTTGGCGCCGATCTTCTCGAGAACAGCAGCACGAGCCTCGTCAAGGCTGCGGCCACCCTCGATCAGCTGGCGGCCGAGATCAGCCATGCCGTGCTTTTCAGTCAGAGCAGTGATGCCGGAGATGCGGGCGCGCTCAGCTTTGGCAGCCTCAGCAGCCGCTTCAGCCCGCACCGCCGAGATGTCGGGGGTGTTTTCCATCGGAACCTCAGGTTCTGTTTCGGGGGTTGGTGATGCGGCTGGGGCCGCAGGATCGATCTCGAGAGACCGACCCACACCCACAGTGGGGTCTGCAGGTATGCTAACCACGCTGATCTCATAGGGAGCCCAGCTAGTAGCGACGAAATCACCGCTGCTGCGTTGCTCCATATCGTTGATCGCGTAGCCAAAGCTCACATTACGCAAGACGCCATCGCGCACATCTGCGAGCACTTCTTGCGCAAAGGCATTACGGCTGAACTTCACCGTGGCGTAACCACGCTTCTTCTCGCCGTCGATCCATGCACGCTCAACAACACCGATCACCCTGTCGGGGTCGTGGTTGAACAGCAGCGGCGCCGAATCGTTGAGGCGGCTCAGATCAGCGCTGCGCTCATTATGCGACAGCACTTCATTGCCGAAGTAGCGAGCGACCGGGAACTCGCTGGAAAATGGGAACTCAATCGACCGCTCATCATCGCTGACCTGGAAGTCAGCAACCTCGGAGCGTTTCAACAGTTGCCCTTCTAGGTCACGCGATAGATCCATCGGTGTTGTCCGGGTTGTCTGTCACATTATCGGTCGGCTCAGCCGGTATAGGCGCCGGTGCAGGATCTGAGCCAGGGTCAGTGTCGAACTTCAGGTCGAGCGCCTTGGCATCGTCCAGCTCCTGACGGCGTGCGCGCATCAGCTCCTCGATGTCGCCGCCTTGCTCAGCCACCACCTCGCTCAGTGTCTTGAAGCCGTTGCGCACAGCCATCGCGTAGGCGTCAACCTCCTTGGCTGGATCCACCCACGCCCAGCCGCGCGGCATCCATCGCACTGCCTTGTAGCGATCGGCTTGGATCTCGTAGTTCGGCAGCGGCAGCGCACCGCTCAGCACCGCCATGTCAAGCCACACGTCAAAAATCCGCTGATGCAGGTTCTCGATCAGCCAGTTCTGCAGGATCCGCCAGTGGTCACGATCCTCGAGCAGGCTCAGCCGGCTGCTGCTGTAGTTAGTCTGGCTGAAGTCACGGCTCACGGTTTCGTAGCTGCAGCCAATGCCAGCAGCCATCGCGCGCAGCATCGCCCGCAGGAACGGCTCAAACTGCCCATCCGGCGCATCGAGCTGCGGCACAGTCACGCTTTCGCCCGGCGCCAAATACTTGAACACGCCCGGCTCAAACGAAGAGACCCGCTCGCCTTCCATCACCTCATCGCCCATCAGCTCACCCTCAGGCGACGTGATGAAGCCCATCAGCGCCGAGCTGGCCCGTGCGCGCACAATCTCCGCCTGTTCATACCCCTGCAGGTGATGCAACCGCTGGATCGCGCTGGACATCCAAGTCACGCCGCGCGTCTGCCCCGGCCGATCCATCCGATAAAGGTGGATCACCTCATCAGCAGGCACGCGCTTGTGCCGCTGCGTTGAGATCTGCTGATTGCTGAACTGGTAGTCGCCGGGATGGAAGGCCAAGAAGTGGTACGCCACCGGTCGGCCCCAGGTGTCTACCTCGACGCCCATCCGGATCTCATTGCCCTGCTGACTGCGACCGTTAAGCCCGTCGTCCAGCAGATCGGCCTCGAGCACTTCAAGCGCCAAGGGGACCTGCGAACCGCCGAACGGTTGTTTCACCAGCCGGATGAACACCTCGCCCGACTCGGCGCACGCGCGCACCGCCAGCCGCTCGATGTCGTGGAACGTCAGCTTGCCGCCCGTGTGGCAATGCCGCGCCTTGGTCCACCGCTTCCATGCCTGCTCGATCTGATCGTTGACGCCAGCATCCAGCCGACCGCCACGCAGCATCCGCACCTGCGCCTGGAACGGGATGCCTTGGCCGACCACGTTGCCCTCGATCGCACGCAGCGCCTGCCGGGCGTAGTCGTTATCGCGGCACAGCTGACGCGCACGATCGCGCAGCTTCTGCGCTGACCCATAGACCTCGCTGTCGGCGCTGGTGTTACCCGTCACCCAGTCAGCTGTCAGCCGGCTGAACTTTGCGCCCTCATACATCCGGCGTCGCACAGGCTTAGCCGCTTCCGGGGTGCCGCGTTGCAGCCAGCCCATGATTGCGCTGCGAACGCCCATCAGAACCTCACGAACAGGTTGTGTGGGCTACCCAGCCCATTAGCCACCATTGTGGCCGCTTGCTCGCGCTTAACTTCAGCCTTCAGCTTGCTCTCCAGCTGAATCAAATCAGCCATCTCCATCTTCTTCAACCGCCGGCTGCCAATGCTGTACTCAGCCACAGCGCCACCCGAAACGATCGCGCGCATCGCAGCCTGCACTGCTTCAAGATCCTTCTGCGCCTGCGTGCGTCCATCAAATGCGCCAGGCGTACCGGCATAGCTCAAAGACGCCAGGACCTGCAGCTGTCCTGATCCAATCGTTAGCTTGTCGCTGCCGCTCGTCGCCAACGCCTGCCAATACCACTGCCCCGCATCAAAACCAGCGCTAGTAGCTGCAGGGATTGTCAGCTGCCATCCCTGTCCATAAGCAGTCCCGACCACCGTCGCGCCTTCGTTTCCCGTATTGGTGCGCAAGTAGTAAGTCAGCGTCCAGGTAGCGCTGGTGACTGCATTGCCAAGGTTGTCACTTGCAGCCTCATCCCGCCACGTCACCGTGTCGCCGGCTCTGATCTGGGCGGGAATGTTCACGGCTTCACCAGCTGCTAGTAAACGCCGAGCGCTGTGGTGCTCTCTCCGATCTTAGGCGCGGCTTACGTGCTGATGCACCACCGTTCTCGAGCCTTGCTTCCAGCTGATCCCAAATTGTTCTGCGGTCATACCGCGAATAAAGCCGATTCAATCCGGCATAGGCATAGACCAGGCAATCCAGCGCCTCGTTACGGGCGCTTGGCTTCTTAACCCATTCCCTCACTGGGAATCCCTTCACGTACCGCAGCGCCTGCTTTTCCGCCGTCAGCTGCTCGAAATACTCACCACCGGTCTGCGCATGGAAGTGCAGGTAACCCTCACCGGGTTCGTTGTGCTTCAACCGCCCGAACAGCGTGGTCTTGATCGTGTCGCCACCCACAGGCCACACCTGTGCTCCGCGCTTCAGCGTCTGCCCCTTGGCGTTGATGTCCACCTTGCCCGGCTTGCCGATCGGCGGCTTGCCCCGCTGGCTCTGACCCTTGATCGCGATCACACCCACACCAGCGCGCTCCCGCGCGTACTGGTACACCTCCGCCGTCGCGTGGCCGCCCGAGTCCACCGCCACCACGTCCGCCCGCAGCTTGCCGCCGCCAGCGTGCTCCCATTCGTGCAGCACCAGCAGATCGAGCTGCTTCCACACCTCCGCCTGGCACGGGTCGCCCGCGATCTCCTGATGGTCGATCAGCCAGCCTTCCTCGCCGCGGCCCCAGCCCCACACGCTCACCGCCAGGCGATCACCAGCCGAGCCACCACCGCCCTGCACGTCCACGCCGATCGTCACCGCCAGCACACCATCCGGCAGCCTGCCGCCCGCATAGGCCTCGCATCGCTCCAGCAGCGTGCTCGCGCTCACCTTGCTGGCAAAGTCCTCCTCCCACGTCTCCGCCAGCCGCGTGTTCACGAAACTCTTCAGCATCGGAGCGTCGGACTTTGCCCGCAGGAAGTCGTCCACCATGTCCGCCCAGCTCAGCCAACCCAGCGGGCTGTAGAGCCCGCTCAGCTGAAAGCCGGCCGTCTTGCCGTCGCTCGGCGCCGTCGCACGCCATTCGCCCTGACGCAGCATCGCTGGCTTGTGGATCTCGGCGAAGCGCTCGTGGCAGTGCTCGCACTCATACGCCGCCGTGCTCGGGTCGTTCTTCTCCCACTTCAGCTGCGGCCACTTCAGCCACTGCATCGCGCCACAGCTCGGGCATGGCACGAAGAAGCGCCGCTGGTCGCTGCGCTCATACTCCGCCTCGATCCGGCTGAAGTCCTTCACGGTCGGCGTGCTGGTCAGCAGGATCTTGCGCCGCGCAAACGTGGTCGCACGCTTCTCCGCAAGGCTCACCGGATCGCCCTCCCCGTCCACGTCAGCAGGGAAGGCGTCGATCTCGTCCATGAAGATGTAGCGGCACGGGGTTGATCTCAGGCCTGTCGCGCTGTTCGCACCCGTGAGCAGCATCATTCCGCCGGGGAACTCCTTCGCGAACATCGTGTTTCCCGAGTCGCGTGCCCGTGCCGGCGCGATCTTCTCCGTCAGCACCGGCGTCTCGCTGATCAGCGACTCCAGCCGCTGCTTGCTCAGCCTCTTGGCCATCTCCACGGTCGGCTGCACCAGCAGCATCGGCCCCGGTGCGTGCGCAATCACGTAGCCCAGCCAGTTGCTGCCGCTCTCGGTCTTGCCCGTCTGCGCCGCGAACATCATCACCACCCGCTGCACCGTGCTGGTGGTGCTCAGGCAGTCCATCGGCTCGCGCAGGTACGGCGTCCGGTTGGTGCGCCACGGTCCCGGTTCCGCGCTCGCCTTGCTGCTCAGCCGCCGGTGCTTGTCCGCCCACACACTGACCGTCAGCGGGGGCTCGGGACGCAGCCCGTCCATGAAGGCCGTGCGCCAGACGCTCATCGGTCTGCCTCCACCAGCGCGAGCAGCGCATCGCGGTGCTCATCGCTCAGCAGCTGGTGGATCACTGTCGGGTCGGTCTCACCGGCCAGCTGGTGCGACAGCCGGTCCGCCAAATTCGAGAGCGCCTCTCTCACGCTGCGTCCAATCTGAAACGCCTGCTTCTTCACCTCATCAGCCGGCACCAGCTCCTTGCGCTGCTGCGCCACCTGCAGCTTCGCCAGCTCCGCCTGGTAGTGCTCACGCCGCGCCCGGCTTTCGTTGAGCTCCGGGATCGCATCATCCGGCAGCCGATCGATCGCCTTGCGCAGCTCCACCGGTGTGCGCGGCTCCACCGGATCCGGCTGGCTCACCTTCGCGTTGTGCGTCGCCTTGGTGTTCCGGTTCCACAGCTCGAGCGCCAAATCACGGTCCAGCCAGCGCTTGCCGTCCTTCTCCACAACAGCCGCGCCGATGCGCGATCGAATCGCTGCAGTAACGGCAGCTTTCGAGCATCCCTTCAGCGCGGCGAACTCGGAAAACGTGACGAGCACTAAGGTTTTCGGCTCTAGCGTTGGTTAACTCAGCCTAGTTAACCGCTTAACTCGTGGGGAGACTATGGCCTTTTGTCTCACTCTGAGTCCCGTTAGACACCGTTGAGACCTGACGCTAGATAAAGCGTGCGGTCTGCGATCACC